GACTTGTCCGTAGAACGCGATCAACAACGTGTTGTTGATCGTTGCAAACACGAAGGATTGTCATTTTTAACGATGACTCTCCCGTCACTTTCCGATGCTCTCGAAAGAGGGCTCGAAAGTGGTTCGTTCACATGTCCGACTTCTTTTAGTCGGCATGGAAGTCTCCCCCGATTTCTCGGAGGTTTCTTCAAACGAGTGTTTGCTAAGGATGGTAGGCTACTTCCAGATGCGTGTTCTGATACAATCGAAAGTATCAGGATGATCTGTAGGTTCTTTAAGAAACCAAAGATCGCGTGCAGCCCTAAGCGTAATGCTAAGGCCGTACAACACTTTCTGGCCGTAGAAGGCGAACTCCGCCGTATGACCTCTCAAGTAGAGAGAAAGGATGATTTCCTTGACAAGATCAGTGGAATATTATGGTCTCAGGTATTTCCTGAACCTAATCCTCTTAATCTTGTTTGTCATCACGGGCCTGGTGTCACTGCGGATCGTTACAGCTCTAACGAGCGATATCGTATCCGTAAGTGGAACCAGCGATCGGAACATTCCTTCCCCAGTGACCTCCACTGCTATCCCAATTACGGGATTGCAGCAGAGCGAGCTAAAGAAGGAACCTCCTGTGAGAGTGAACTCAGATATCTTCGCTTATGCGAGGAAGAACCCGTAAGGGTTGTCTTTGTTCCCAAAACACAGTCGGCGCCACGAGTGATCGCGATAGAACCCTCACATATGCAGTATACGCAGCAATCCATTAAGGACCTGATGTATACTGTTATTGAGAATCATCGCCTGACGCACCGGTCAATCCGTTTTTCGGATCAGACAGTTAATCAGACACTCGCTTACCGTAGTAGTATCGATAGACGACTAGCAACGCTAGACCTGAAAGATGCTTCTGATCGAGTGCATTTGCACTTGGTACAGAGGATCTTTAAGACCTCAGGGCTCCTAGAATATCTCGAGGATGCTCGTTCGATACATGCTACGCTCCCAAACGGGAAGAACATCGTCCTGTTTAAGTATGCGTCTATGGGTTCAGCTTTATGCTTTCCCGTAGAAGCATGTGTGTTTTACACACTTATTCAGAGTGCGATGCACCAACTCGATGGGAGGCGTCCGAGTTCTCGATCCATCCGCGATTACAGCGAGAAGATCGATATCTATGGAGACGATATTATTGTCCCCGTAGAGTACACGGACGTTGTCGTGAACTACTTAGAGAGCTTCGCTCTCAAAGTAAACGTCAATAAGTCTTTCAGAAATTCACATTTCCGAGAGTCTTGTGGTGCGGATTTCTATAAGGGCAGATTGGTAACACCAATCTACGCTCGAAGGTTACCGCATGACGATTCACGACACTGGGGAGCAGAAGACGTTATGTCTTGGAATGCAACCGCGGACCTCTTTTATTTAAGAGGAAAGTGGGTGATTGCCGAGGCAATACGTTCTATGCTCAGTCGAGTGGTGAGACGTACCATACCCAAATCGAGAAAACTCAGTTCGGGTTTAGCCTTTCTTAGCCTTATTGCAGATTCTGATCTCAAATGGGATCGCGATTTGCAAGGTTGGCAACAGAAAAGGCTACACTACGATCCAATCAAAAGAAAGGATAGTATTGATGGAGACGAACTCGCCTGCCTCAACAAATGGGGAATCTCAATTCATCTTCGCAAAGACCGAATCGATTATTCCGATTCTCACGCCGTCGCATGCCAACTTGATTGGCTACGCCGGGGAGGGGACGGAGTTCGAGACGGTCTCGTTGGATTTGAACATCGAGACCCTGGAGTTGACGCATCCAAGCGCGACGGCTGCCTTCGCAGTATTTCGCCAGGATTGTCACATGAAGAACCTTCCGGTTCCTCAGTTTCAACACTGGTTGAAGGCTGCACTGGCAACGGCTCGTTTGAACTACGACCGTTTGAAGGAGGAGGGGATCATCGAACCGACTGGTTCAATGATATCTTCCTAGACCCACTCGACTTCCTCACTGGGAAGTCTGAAGGTCTTGCCTTCACGCACAGTACAAAGCGCGGCGGCTTTAAGTCGAAACGCCGATGGGTCAGC